AATTGTCTCCTAAAAGCTATCGCTTATAAGTGAATTGAAAAGTGCCATCTTCGCAATGTCGTCATTCTGCGGATCAGCCGGAGGCACAAGCACAAGCGCATCTGGCGGCTTGCGTTCAAATTCGAGCAGTGCCTCTTGCGTGTTCCCTGCAATACTCGAGGCAGCAAGTACTTCAGTCTCCGTGATAGACCCGCCGTAGGCAGCACCAGTCCGTTCCCACAGTGCTCGCAGAAAGTCAATCCAGTGCTTATTGATGAGTCCAGTATCTGGATCAACCAGCGGAACGTCAATTCTCGGAAAGGGGTGAGAAAGCGTCATGGCGTATTAGCTACCTCCCCGTCAAGCCAAGCACCTTGAAGCGCTGTGAAGAAATCATTTGACCAGTGAATCTCAAAGACTCGATCTCTTGCAGCACCAAGGCGATTGTATCGAATTTGACGCGAGTACTCGCCAGTTGCCCCGGCATCCCGCTTGACGGCATCGCCCCAGCTGTTGCCTCTTGTATCGCTCCAGCGAAGTGAAATCTCTGGCGGGTTGTCAGACGAGCCTCCAGTCTGATGCCCGCAATCCATATCGAGAGTGAAGTACTTGTACTTCGTAAGTTTGCCCTCGTTCACGAAATGCGGAAATCCGCGCCGACGAGTAATTGGTCCGCCGAAGTCTGTGTAAACAGATGGATCAAGTTCTCTGAGCGTTCCGTTCTCCCAATCGAGGTAAAGGTTCTTACCGAACGCTGATTCCATACAACCAGCCCGGTGCCGGTGCTCGAGACCGTTAGTGTCGATCCAGACCCATTCATGCCATTGACTTGTCGAGGTGTCAAAGACCCAAGTCTTATCCGCAGTCGGAAATGAGAGCACATAAAACGGGTGCCCGTTCACAGCGTAAACCATACCCACAGCGTCAGAGACTGTGGAGTATCCTTTGATCTCCTTGTCAATGGCGTGAGTCGAAATTCGCTCCATGCGATATTCCCTACCGCGAGCGACAAATCTGTTTCCTGCCCGATCTTCGATCAGCCAAAATACAAGCGATCCGTAGCTGGCCACACTATGCGGCGCTGCGCAGCCGTGTTCGATGTATGCTCCGTTGATGATCTGAAATGGGAAATCTGGCGCTCCAGAGTTAAACCACAACTCTGTCGCTTTCTGCACACCAAAGAGCCAAATCTCTCGATCTACAATCTTGATGGCAGAGATGTTCTCTTTGCTTCCACTCTTCACCACGCCGTAGAACACATCGAACTCGGTCGTATTACCGAAGGACGAGTTAAACTGGCCGGTGTTTGGCTGGTTTACGAGCAAGAATGTGTCAATGTAATCAACAGTGACTCCACCCTGAAATCCTGCTCCAGTCGGCGCTCCGACTGCATCAGTTGCAAGAGTAACAGTGTAACCGTTGGCGGTGCCATCTACGAGCAGCATCTCAACCCCATTGTCAGACATACTGACAGGGCCGCTCCCGGAAGTTAGCGTTGCCAACTCAGTGAAACTAAAGTTTGGAGCTATCTTGTAGAGCTTAGACCCGACCACCCCAAAAAGCGAGCCGTTTCCTGCGCGATACAGTCCACGCCCACGGCCCGCAGTTGGGGGACTCGAAAGGGTGACACTTCCCGGAGTGAGATAGTGCGTCATTGGCCGCGCCGGATCAACTTCTGTCGGATTTAACTCCGGGTACAAGTTGACACAGCGTTGCGCCGCAGCTGCAAGACTCCGTGCCGAGTAAGTGCCACCATTAAGAGCTATGTCGGCCATATCAGGTAATCGGAATTTCCACCCAAACCAGCGTAACAACACCGTCCAGCGTCGCTGCGGTATTATCTACGTTTGCCCAGGTGTCTGCATAGTTGAAATACACAGTATGATCCCCAGCAGCCTCAATGATGAGACCTGGAGCTGCGGTGAGAATCTCTGCGGTGCCAGCAATATTATTCGCAACTGCCGGCCCCAAGATGTTTTCGCAAGCTGCATCGACATCGCCAAGCGTTGCATTAACGCCAGAGCCGACAGTCGTGCCGAGGCCGAGTTCCGGGGTGTCTGTGGTTGGAGTGCCAGTGGTTAGATTAAGGCCGACACTCATACTGGCCGCTTCTACCAAGATACGCCCCGCAGGGAGCGTGTAAATCAGAGCACCACCAGCAAGAGCCGCAGTGTCGCCAATAGTTGCAGCCACTCCTGACAGAGTCAATACAGTGATGTGCCGCTGCTTTGTGCCACGCTCTACAGCAGTGACATTGGTGCCGATAGTACCCTGCGTAGCAGAGCCTGGAATGAGGAGATTAAGCTCATCCGTGACAAGTTTTCTCCAGTTAGACTGGAAGGGAGTAAGAAGATTGCCAACCATTATTTTTCTCCATTGGACCCAATTATAGGGAGCTTCGCCGGAAAAGGATCAATTCAAGGCCGATCCCGTCGCCTTCTCGCTCTAGCTGTCAGAGTAGATGTCGTATCCTCCACCAGATTGAGCCAGATCACCAGGCATTTCCATCTCGGAGACGCGATGGTTCGCACCTTTCAGTGTGTCCTTCGCCCCCTTGACCAGCCTTTGAAGATCAGGAGAAACTGTAAAGCCGTAGCCTACACAAATGTTCTCCGCAAGAATGTATTGCAAAGCAAGCTCATATTCCTCTGGAAGAAGAATTGTATCGCTCAGGTTATCAAACCGAGAGAGTGGTTCTTTCAGAAGAATATGCAGCTCGCTGCTTCCCGAAGACGGAATTGGCCAGGGATAGAAATTCCCCAGCGGAAATGCTGGATCGTAGAAATAATGAGTTGGCGTCGAGACGAGGCTCTTATTCGTGATCCGAGAGTAATCCTCGCGAGAGTTAATCTCACTAAGAGAAGCGTCTGTGGTATTCGTTCCGAGAGACGGAAGCGTGCGTTCATACGCTCCGTGCAGTCTGGAAGGGCGCTGATCTGTCCCGGTGTCGAAATTGCCCCCAGGACCTACCGTGTAGCTCTGCGCCCCGGTTGCCGTGAAGGCCATATCGTTGAGGCGATAGATGTTCAGCTTGCGCTGCTGATAGCTGGCCAGGATGCGGTTAAACCGCTTGAAGGCTTGATTAACGTCCTCCGAGGACAGCACCTGACCTTCGGCCAGAATCCCGGCGTCTCTTGCGGCGTCTGTGATGATGTCTCTCGGAGTTGTCACTCAAGTTACTCCTGTTGCATTTTAGTCTTGGCTACAACCGAAGCCAGAGGATCAGCCTTTGGCTTCTCGATCTTCGCCGGGGAACTCTGCGGGGCATTGACAATAGCTTCAGCCTTAGCTTTCGCCAGTTCCTCGTCCTTTGCTGCAAGCTTGGCTTGCAATTCCGCCACCGTCTGCGCGAGCACGTTGCGTTCTTCCGTGATCGGGTCAGGCTTAGGCTGCGCAGCCATACCGCTTGCGGCAACCGCCATCTCCTCTCGGACACTGTTCACGATGACATAGTCCTGCCCAGTCTTAGGATCGACTTCCTGAAGCTGGATGCACTTTGGAAACTCTTGAAATCCCTTTTGGCCCTGCGTCTTGCGCATACGGTCCAAAGTCTTACCGTACACTCCCTCGCCGAGGGGATTAGGTGAAGCGCTCATTTTTGCGTCCTTTCGATTTCTGTGACATAGGCTACTCCAGTTGATTGTAGGGGGGCCGAAGCCCCCCTAAACCATTACACTCGGTCTGCGACAACCACAGCCCATTCGGGACGAACCCAGAGCCAGCCGAACAGAACGTCGAGACGAGTAACCCACTCATCAGTTCCGATCTGATAGTCCGAGATCATTCGCATACTGACGCCGTCGTAAGTCTGGCGCGCGCCTTCTTCAACCCCGGTGGGGAGCTGGAGATCGGCACTGACCATCGTCACTGCCTGACGACAGTAAACGATGTTTTTGCGGTGCACTCCGCTGGCCGGATGCAACAGCGTAATAACCGCGCTGTTTGCCGGAGAAGCGGTGACAGTCTGATACTGCACCGGATTGCCAGAGCCGTCCGGCGGAACAATTGCCGGATAGATGCTCAGGCTCGTTGCACCGTTCGCCGCAGCCGCCGTGACAACGAAATGGCGAAGTTCGCCAGTCGTTTGCTTCGTGACACGGTTGACCGCATTGACGCCGGCAAGCGTGATGATGTCGCCCGCCGCAAGTGTGCCAGTGATTGCATTGACAGTCAGGGTCGTGCCCGTCTGCCCAGCACCGCTCACCGTACCGGCGCTAAACGTGCCAGTCGTGTGCTTCAACACAGTTTGATCGCTGAACCACATGAATCCAAGCGCGTCAAGCATCTCACCAGTGCGATACTGCTGAGAGACTTCCGGTGCCGGATTGAACAGTCCAGACAGACTGGAAACCGTCCGAGCACGCGTAAACGGATCGAGCGCGATCTTGCGGCTGCCTTTTGGTGCCGAATTAACATCGAGCACCGCTCCGGCTTCCAGCCAGGTCTCTGCCGTGGGGGTGATAATGTTGCTGGAGCCATCCACGTTGGAGAGGAAGTTGGCTACGCCGCCTTCGGTGCTCCCCATGATGGTCGCCGCAACGTCACCAGTCAGGTTGTTGAGCATCGGCATCAAGATGCGTTCAGAGAAGTCGTCCAGCTCCAGCAAGCGATCCTTGCTGTTGAACTCGATGTCGATACCGCGTTGGGTCGCCATCGTGAGCGTGGTCTGCTGCTCAGTCGTATCCTGAATGTCGATGTTTTTGCCATCACGAACTACATAGTCGTTCGGCAGTCTGATGCGCAGCGAGTCGCCGCTTTTCGCGCCGGTCTCACCGAAGCTACTGTCGTACTGCGTGTCGATGTTTTGAATGAACTCGTTCGAGTTGCGGAAGAGTTCCACAGCTTCCCGAGTAATCATGTCAATTGTGAGCATTGAATTGTTAGCCACAATTAACCTCCATTATTATGCGTACTACTCCGAGAGCGAAGAACTGGACCAGTCGCTCTTTTGTTTGTGTCAGGAGCCGATCCCTAACATTTCACCGAACTTCGGTCAGGCACTCAGGAGTTTCACGCTTTCGCGCAGGGGTACTCCAGTTCCCCAAATTATCTACGCCCCATCGCACGGCGGTCTTCTTGGCGTTTAGCCCGCTGTGCTCTACGGAGTTTGACCCACTCCTCCATCGAGAGATTCGAGTCAGTCATTTTCTCTTTCTCAGTGCGATTGTCAGCCCCACCGGAACCGTCCACGACAGCGCCTACAGGCTCAACAGCTTTCGACACTTTGCCACCTTTCTCTCTGCCGAGAGTGGCAGAAATCTTAGCCAACGCTGCAGCCTGTGCAGCCGGAGGCAATTGCATCACGCGGTACGCCTCATTGGGATCACGCGCGAGCGTATAGAGAACCTTATGGGCGTTACCGATTTCCATCGCAGCTTGCAACGCAGTCGGCTGAAGTCCGCCAATGGTCTTGTAAGTGGCCATGACTTGCTCGAAGTCTTCGAAGTCCGTCTTTCCACTATCATAGACCTTCCCAGCCTCTTCCGCGAATCGCTGTTCAGCCACACGCTGCGCGACAAGCGCATCTATTTGCTCCTGCGTGAGCGGTTGCGCGCCCCGCTGCCGACGCTCGTCGATGATCTTCTGCAAGTCCGGCTTTGCGGCGGGCGGAGCCTTCGGGGGCTCCTGTGATCTCAGCTTGCTCTCAGCGGCTTGGAGGCGATCCTCCAGTTCCCGCTTCTGCCGAGTCAGCGCGTCGATACGGCTGAGCGTCCAGCTGGGAGCAATCTCGTCGCCCTGCGCGGCTGGGGCCTTCGGAGCTTCCGCTTTTGGCGCTTCCGCCTTCGGCTTCTCTTGTTCTTTTTCGGTTTCGTCTGCCATTCTATTCTCCCGGTTAATGTAAAACCCTAGTTTTGATGTCCGCCGCGCGGAGATGACTGTCCTTTATTAAGGCATCATGGATCGCGGCTTTCAAGTCTTCCGGCCTGTTCTCGGTCAACATTTTCGCGAGTGTGGCCCGAGCGACTTTAATAAAGGATGGCCAAGCTAATCGGCACCACTCCTTTTGAAGTTGCTCGATGCTCATACCTGGATGAGTGGCCTTCCATTTCGCGTACCACTTGTTATCCTTCATGGCATCTTCATATGCCTCAGCAGCAATGCCGAGCGCAACCTCACGGACCATTTTATGCGCTGCTACATTGGGGTTCATTCTGAATACTCCTCCAGTTTCCCTTGGCGATCAGTCTTGTAAGAGAGTGCAAGTTCCTCCCAGTTATCTTGCTTTGCAAGATCATCGAGTTCGTGCAACAATTGCCTAGCACGATCCCAGTCTTGTCGCCCTACCGCTACGGCAGACTCACGCGCAAGCCACTGCGGACGGTTATAGACAGGCAGCTTCTCGTGCTCCTCTGCATACCTTGCAAGCGAAGCGTCAATTTCTCTCTGAAATTCCTCCGGCGGAATGTTTCGCCCAGAGCTTCGCAAATTAACTGCCAAATTCTCCTGCATCTCGCGCTCAAAGCCATACGGGTGCTCCAAATAGTAGAGTGCCTGTTTAGTCTTATTGCGAATAGTCTCGGGGTAAGTTGCGTTGTAGCCGACATGATGAGACATGCGATGAGTCAAGTCACCGACATGCTCCACGACGGGGTTGAGCACCCCTCCTCCGATTTTATCCTGCACATCGAGCATCGCTCGCTCAGGCAAACCACGCTGGGCCTCGCCTAGGCGATTGAACGCCCAAGCAACATCGTCAGGGAGTTCAGACCAATTGGTAAACCATTCAGGGATGTCTCCCGCGTGCGCTGCCACCGGCGCACGAGTGCCAGCATTGGCCGCGAGGATATTCGGATTGCTCGGATCAAACGCGCCGCTGTTGCCGATAGCGGATTTGATCTGCTCCGGCTCGAACACGACGATTTCATCCCAAACATTATTCACAATTCCATCATAGCCTTGATCTTTCAGTGCTTGTATTTCTTCTGGCCGTAGAGCCATAGAACGTCTGTATTCATCTCGACGCCTGTCGCGGAAGTCTTCTTCCCAACGACGATTGTCAGCTGCTCTCCTTTGCTCACGAGTCCTGACACTATCTGCAGCTTCATCAAGTACTCGAGTTAAAGCACGCATCGGAGATACTTGCCTGTCAATAACTAAAGGATTTTTTAGACTAAGATAGACAGGAAACATGGCCGGAGCTTCGCCACTCGACGGACGCCTAGAGTACGACTCCGCATACTCGGGGTTCTTGGTGAAGTAGAACCCGCCGAAAACAGAATCGGGTTTCTGAAATACTCCACCCTCAATGTCTCCTCCGGTGCCGTGGTACACCACTAGCGGCTCGCCGCTTTCATCGACGATCTTCGAGTCTCCAAACCAATTTCGAAATTCTGGCGTCTGCGTCTGCCGAGCTACTTCTCCAGCCAAAGCTGCGCCCTGCGGGCCGTGCGCATGTAAGTCAGTTTGCGCCCGATCCATGCTTTCCCAAGGATAGCGGGCAGAGGCGTGCTGCACAGCATCCGCTCTATCTGGAGTAGTCCTAAATCCAGAAGCATTATAATGCACCCCACTCAGCGGATGCCTACGCTCCACATTTCTTGCCTCCGCTTCGCCGTAGGAGCGCATATACATTTCCTCAGCTGCGTCCTTAGCAATCTCTTGTTGCGCTGCACGCTCTCCAGCTACATTCAAGTCGTTGAGAGCTTTGAGATAACCAAATATCTCTTGCGATTGTGGAGTTGATGGATCGTAATTATCCCCTAACTCCAATGCAGCCCTTCCATATTCATACTCTATCGCGCTCTTGAAATCATTTAGACTCCTAAGTCTGCCGCTCTCGTCTCGCCCTGAGCGTGTCATTTCCTTGAGATAATCGAAGATACTCATCTCATAGCCACCAGGAGGTCGCCACGGACCTTGTGTTATGACTTGAGACGCCGAAGCTATAGCATCGTCTATCTCTTTGTCCTGCTCTGGAACCCACCCAACATTATCAGCCCACGTCTCTGGGCTGCTGCCTCTAGCGAAGCCTTCGCGATCCTGTATGTCGTGCTGAATTTCGTGCAGGAGAGATTCTAAGAACTCCTGCCTCTTCATTGGTTTTATTCCGATGCGCCCGAGAGGATAGGCTCTGGACGCAGAGTAGTGGACAGCAGCCCCCCACTCACTGGGAGGCATAGTGTAAACAGGCACGTTAGCCAGCTCAGGATAATAATTATACAACGCAGGATGATCGAGTATATCACCAAGAGTTGCACCCTCGCGAGCGAGACTCACCGTGTCTCCCATGTTGAGCGCGTCGCTCTTTAACTGAGCAAGAGCATCGCTCTGCTCTTTTCTCCAGAGAGCGTCAGGTCCAGTGAACCACCCGAGACTATCGTAAGTCTCTTCTCTTGGCCTTCCCCTCGAAGAAGCAGTCATAGATCGTGCTAAATCTCTTCGCTCTTCTCTCGCCAGATTAGCTCTTCCGCCAATAAATACTCCCAGCGCGTTGTCCGCTCCGCGCGACGGTCCTCCGCCCATCAAGTCCATCATCGCCAGTGGGAAATTCAGAGGAAGCCCAATCGGACCTTCTGGTGTCGGAAACCCAGCTGTACGCCGAGCTGCCATACCGAGTTGATCTCCCGTGTCCACAATGCCACGAATTGTGTCTCGCGCGAACTCAGGAAGTGCCCATTCCAAGTGCGGAGGCAAAGCGGCAGTGAACGGATTAGCTTGCCGCATAGCCTGTGACCACAAATCCATCTGCGGACCTTCTGGGCGAGTCCGAAACGGCAGCATCCCACCACGCTCCGTGCCTTCCGGGTCTTGTGGCACAAGCAGATCGAGAATCCGCTGCGCTTCTGGCGTCCGGGCAAGTGTAGTAGCTTCAACAAGCGGCTGCTGCGATTGTCCGCCCTGCTCCAGCAGTCCGACGCCCGTGCCTTTGCTCTCGCCTTCCGGCAACGCGAGCATACCAGCAGCGATTGCCTCGTCTACGTCCCAAATCTGACCACCAATGTAGATTTTTTGCGGCCAGCCGGGAGGTCTGCCTTGCAGATCAGCCATTGCTTCTTGCCCCTCCGCCTTGCAGCGGCAATTCTTTTTGAGCCTGAATCTTTTCCTTCTCGATGTCCATCTTCATAACGTCGCTGATCGTATCCACGACAAGTCGTTGAGCCTCTTGCTCGGTGATCTGACGCTTCTGAATGTCTGAGAGGACTACCTCCAGCCGCTCTGTCAGTGCCTTGTACATATCGACTTGGCGATCCGTCTTTGCAGCCCGTTCGCTCATCTGTGCTTTCATTAGCTCGGAGATCGACCGCTCCAGCAATTGCCGCATGTTCTGATTTTCCTGTAGCAGTTGCTGCTCTTGCGGACTCGGACCTTCGCCCAGCGCCTGTTGCGGAATCATACGACGCATCCGCGCAGCAGCCTCTTCAGCGTTCTCGAAATCTGCCGCTAGGAATAGCAAGTCGCCGAGAATGCCAGCAAGTTCCGGCGATTGCGTAAGCAGCAGCGTATACGCATTGAACGCCTCTTCGCGCCGCGTGGCGTAGCCCGGACGCACATCGATCTCGACTTCGTACTTGCCGACATTCGGATTGAAAATCCGGTTTACAACCTCTTGCTTGTGGTTCATGCGCTTTTGAAACGCTTCCGCAGCCTTCGGGTCAACAGTGAGTTGGTAATACGTCGCATCTTCCGCTTGAACCATCAACACACGCTTGGTATCAAAAATCTTCGGAAACAGGTCGAGAATTATCTCACCAGTGTACCTAATGGAAGTGCCCAAGTTGTCGATGAAATGATAAGTCGAGTTTTCGCCCTGCTCCAGCCTTTTGCCAATGGCCTCGCCTGTGCGCTCGTTTCCAGCCTCTCCAAACATGGTGCCGAATTGGCCAGAGGCTCGCATCATTTCCATCTGCGCTCTATCCATGCCGCCCATCGCCACGGGCGACGAAACTGGAGGCTCCACCCGTTGCGGAGGGGGAACTTGGTTCCCATGCTCATCAACTGAGTGATACGGCAGATAGGCGTGATTTTTTATATTCGCCGTTCTCCAGACTTCATCGAAGTCCTCAAGCGCTTCCTGCGCAATGATCCACGGAGTCTTCGTCTGCAACGCGCCGTACTCGACAGAAGAGCTGGACCAGTAATTATACATACGCTGTGCGTCTTTGAGATTCCGAGTATGACCGCGAATATCTAGCTTCTTGTCAACGACCATCTCTTCGCCGATGAGAGGCACAATGGGAATGAACTTCCCAGGCCAGTCGTCCTTGGAGACAATCTTTCTTCCGATCATCACGATGCGCTCGACAGTAACCACTGGCACCTTGCGCATACGCGCTTTGTTCTGTACCATGTAGTTAATGAGTTCTTGCTCCATCTGGTCTTCCCGAATGAAGCCCTCTTCGCCATTCTCCATCTTCTTAGCAAATAGTCGAAGATGCTTGACTTTCTTCCGCCAATACTCGCAAACTCTTACATGGTCTTTGCCGAGCCAAGCGTCCCCGCCGATGCCAGCTCCGCGAAATTGCTCGAACGCGCCTTTCTCTTTGTAGCGGGCGTGTTTTTCCTCACACTTATCGTGAGACATATCCTCGAAGAGAAACGTGAAACGGCCATCTCGCCGATCAGGGCTGCGAGCATCAGGATCAAAATAGACCATCGAGGGATCATGGATCGGCTCGATTTTCATAATCTGATCGAAAGTCATTTCGTCGGCGTAATCTGTAGTGACGCGCCAAGCGCCCATACCGGCGTGAATTTGTCTTGTGACCGCACCGTGATACGAGAGGTCCGCATTGGAGCACCGCTCCACATAACTCACAAGAGCCTGATACGCGCTGGCACTTTCGTAGGAAGCTGGACCGCCAGTGGCCCGCACTTTGATGCGGGGTCTGCTCTTGCGGATGGAATTTATGATTTCAAGGTTGTGCTGTCGAACCATATTCACAGTGAGACATGGACGATTCTTCCTTGCGCGAAGCACCGAAGCATCCCACTGATACTGATTGTCTGGATCGCCAAAGGCAAACTTCAAGTCGCCTTCCTGCCGATTCATGCAGCTCTGATACCACTCTTCGGCTTTCTTGAAGCGAGCTAACGCCTCGACGTAATCAGGACTAAGCTCAGACGTTGATGTTCTTCCTACAACAGCCATTTATAACCCCATCCAATCGCTTCCGCTATCCCCGCCGAGATACTCGTTAAATTTTTTCAGCGTTCTTTGTGCAGGCGTCAAAGAGACAGGCCCTGCTGTTTGTTCATTGCGCAGATGTTTCGGGAGGCGGATACTCATTGCGAGTCCCCGGAAAGCATCAGCAGCGTGAGAGTGTTCATCATGCTTTGGCTCACGGCTGAACTCGCCGTTGTCTTTGACTTCATAGCTATAATGCCGCAAGGCTTGAATACCATCTGCGCAAGCGTCTGCGTCAAAGACACAGTTGCGGAAGATCGAGCGCACTGCCTGAATCCCATCAATCAGCCTGTGCCGGGGCACGATGAGTACCTTGCGCCCTTTGCGCGTCATTTGCTGCTGCACGGACCTGCCCGCTGCTGCAAATTGCCTTGCCTTGGCATCATGCGGAAGCCAGTCAATGCCGTAGATGTACGGCTTTTCTTGGAGCACCTTCAAATAATGATCCAGGCCCTCGAGTCTATTCTGATAGAAGTCAATGATGCGATACTCGAAGCCGACTGCTTGCGCAAACCAGACCGAGGTCATATCGCCAAAGCCTAAGTCCCAAAACGTGTGAACTGGATAGTCCCCGTCATATGGAACTCGAGTGAATCGTTCTTGCGCCAGCGCCTCACGAAGTTCTTTCGCGTAAACCGCGCCCTCGACGACTTGTACGCAGTGGCCTTCCCATACATTCAAGTAAGCGTCATAGTCACGCTCCTTGAGTTCGAGCATCTCTTCGCGGAGAACCTCTGGAAACCAAGGATTGTCTCTCCAGTTGACTTTCCGCACAATGGAGTTCTGCGGCGGGCGAAGCACGAAACGCTTGTAGGTTTCATCCTCTTCGAGTTCCGGGTTGAAACTTACCCAGATTTCGCTTCCAGGCTTGCGGATGGTCGGGACGATGACTTGCCAGGAGGCTTTACTCACGTTGTTGGCTTCTTCGATCCAGCAAACATCAATGCCCTCGTAAGACTTGATACGAGAGGTATTTGTTTTGATCCCTTCGAAGAAGAACTCTGTGCCGTCGGCATCTGAGCCTGGACGGCCTCGAATGACTTTTTGCAGCACTTCATAAGTGCCGTTGAGACCCATAGCGTCGATTTGATCCGAGAGGGTCTTGTGAACTGACTCCGCGATAGAGTTCTGGTACTCGCGAGCGCACAACACGCGAATCGGTCTGTTCATGCCAATTAGGAGTAGCGCTCTAGCGAAATTCCAAGTCTTAGCACCCCCACGTCCACCGTAGTACACTTTATACCTAGCGGACGTGAAGAGTGCCTGAAACGGCTCAGGAAACTCAATTTTTGTGACTTCCTGCGCCATAGCTGTTACGTAGCCAGCGTAGCTTCCAGCAGCTTGATCCAAGCGCCGTCTGCGAAGCAAACGTACAAGCCGAGAGTCTGCTGACCCTGGGCTACGCCGGTCGCTCCAGCCGTGCCGTGGACAGTGTCAGAGCCGTTGCCGAATACGACTACGTCCTGCGCTGCATCGTCATTTGCAACCCAAACGACCGCACGCCGAACTGCCGGAGGCAACACAACGCCATCAGTGTCATTCGCGCTGGAAGTGACATTGTTGAAACCATAAACCAATTCGGGCGACGTGAGCTGAGTGCCGCTTACTGTCGGCGTAATGTCAGTCTTCGTTTGTGCCCATTGTCCGCCAAGGACTTGACCTCTTCCAACCATAACAAGTTACTCCTTTTCAGATGTGATTTTCTTCTTAGCGCCACTTCTTATTATACAGCGGGGCCAGCGCTGTCCTTTACGGGTCCACCGTAAACAGTGCAATCTCCGATATGAGGCGTTTCGATCCATCGACATAAGTTAAGCGCGCAGACCATTCACCCGTTTGATCTACGTCTCCGAGCTGGAACGTGTACGATATGTACTCGTTTGCGGCAAATGTCCCCGCGGTCGTCGCAACCGGCGTAGCAGGAACGCTTACGCTAGGGTCAGTAACTGTGAGCGTCGTATCGTCGGGCTTGGTGAACTCGAGAGACAGACTTGTAAAGCCTGACATATTGTAGCTTGTGGACATCAGAAAGTCCACGCCATATTCATTTACATTCATCAGCCTCTCCTAACAGAGTCCAACAGTTGTAGCTACTTGATCCGGCCCGAGGTCTGCACTGACAGCAACTCCCTGTCGATCAGGGTTAGTCAAAGGCAGTTGATCCGTCATAGGCGCGACAACGGCAACCGCCGTTTCCTCAATATCACCTGTAACCGCCACCGGGAAGTCATACATGGGAACGAAAACAGGGAAACGACAATACTGGCCCACCGCGACTGCAATAGCGTATGTAGTTATTTGTAGATCAGCTTGGACCAAAGAAATGTTCGCAGCCGCTCCAGCTGTCACAGTGAGCGCGCTGGTGGAAATCTCCAGATTGCCAGAGACAAGTGCGATAGGATGATTGTCTGATACTGAAACGCTTGGCGCCGAGCTGGTGATTTGCAAGTCGCCAGCAGCCAGGGCAATCTCGGTGGTAATTGTGACAGTTACAGTCGGCGCAAAGCTATTGATTTGCAGATCAGTCGCTATCAGCGACACTGCGTAGCTATTGCTGGACTGCACAGTCGGCGCAGCGGCAGAGATTTGTAAATCTGCCTGGGCCAGCTGTATAAAGTGGTTGGCAGTAACAGTTGCTGTTGGCGCAAAACTTCCAACCTGCAAGTCCGCTTGCGCGAGACTTACGAAATGACCATCGGTGGTAGCAACGCCCGGAGCTGCACTGCTGATTTGCAGATCACTCTGTACCAGTTCAACAACGCGACTATCACTGACTGTAACCGAGGGAGCGCTGGCAGAAATCTCCAAATCACTTTGGGCCAGGGCTATAAATCTATTGGTAGTGACAGTGACGCTCGGCGCAGAGCTGCTAATTTGCAGATCGCCTTGCACCAATAGAATACTCGGTCCAGTTATTTGTAGAACCGGAACAGGCGTACCTTTTATCCAGTAGTCTTGCGGACCTGGGTTAAGGTCTCCTGCAATATATGGTAACGGCCAACCAGCAAACCAGTAATCAATTCCATAAGGAACTACGTCAGTAGTAACCGAAACTGAAGGGGCAAAGGAATTGATCTGGAGATCGGCCTGGACCAGCGTAATGTCGTAACTGGTCGTAAGGGTGATCGACGGGGCAGAGCTTGTGATCTGGAGATCGCTTTGCACCAGTGCAACAAAATGACCAGCCCCTGCTGAGACAACTGGCGCAAATGCGCTGACTTCGAGATTGGAACCGACCAGGCTAATCTGCTGGTTAGCAGTAGTCGCTACAATTGGCGCGAAAGCGGATATTTCGAGATTTGCCGCAATCAGTGCAATAAATTGATTAGCAGTAACGGCAGCCGAAGGTGCAAATGTGGCGATCTGGAGATCAGCTTGCACGAACGCGACGGACTGTACGTCAGACACACTTACGGTCGGAGCTGAAGAGCTTATCTCCAGATTACTCTGCACTGTCGAAACGAAGTGATTGTCGGTGCGACTAATTGTTGGAGCAGAAGTAGAAATCTGCAAGTCCGCTCTGCTCAGCGTAATTATCTTGTTTTCACCAGTAGCCGGAGCAAAGGACTCTATTTCTAGATTAGCTTGGACGAGAGCAACAAAGTGGTTGTCACTGACAGCAACAGTTAGAGCAAAACTGCTAATCTGAAGGTCACCCTGAACGAGCGTGACTGCGTGATTAGCTGTGGTGGCAACAGTAGGCGCCGAACTTGTGATCTGCAGATCAGCCTGGACCAGCGCAACGAACTGATTTGCGGCAGTTGCCACTGCTGGAGCAGATGAAGTGATTTGAAGGTCTGCTGCAACGAGAGCAACAAAGTGATTATCCGTCGTCGCAACTGCCGGAGCAAAGGAATTGATCTGGAGATCGGCCTGGACAAAATTTACACTCTGCGTAACATCTGCTGAAGGCGCGAATGTATTTATCTGTAGATCAGACGCAACTAAATCAATTTCAGTTGTGTCAACAGCAGAAGTTTCTAGTGCAAGCGAAATAATATTTGCTTCGCCCGTTGCAGGTATGGACAGCGTTCCGCCCGTAGTAGACCAGCGGCCTGCAACCGTGTAAGTCCCGGCAGATAGAGGAGATGCGGTACGAGACACAACGAATATTGCGCCCGTATCTCCAGATCCACTAAATGTCCGTGTGCTGGTTTCTTGATCTACGCCGTTGATGCTGATTGTAAAGTCAGCATCGCCCGCAGACGATTTTTGAGCGTCTAGAGACAAAATAGACAGAATATGTCCAGTTATCCCTAAAGTTATCTGATGCGAAGTGCCGTCAATATCTACAAGCGTTGCACTGGTAGTGCTTCCAGCAGTGCTGTTGTTATGTGACGAAGGTATTTCATAAGTTTGGTCGTGTGCCAGCTCCATACCGAACAAAATGGACGGTGCAGTAGTGAGGGTTCCACTTTCAGTTCTGTGCTGACCCTTTATAGTTTCAGTGGCGTTTACTGACTTTTGACTTGTTCTTCCAACAACAGCTAGAGCGCCTACATCGTTCGCGTTGCCTGTAGTTCTTTCGATGTCGAATGTTTCGCCAGCAAAATTAAGAACAACATGGCTTTCTCTATTGTTCTGACTGTGCGTTATACTGGTAGCTATCACACCCATAATATGACTTGCACCAGCCATAGTGAGTTCTTGTGTAAGGCCGTCTATATCTTCATTTACGCCTGAAGTTGTCGTATCGGAAGCTACTGTGGCATAAACACTGTTGATGTTGTTGCCGCCCGCATCTTCCAACGCCATAGCAGCAAGCGCGACTGCGCTAGAGGTCAGCGTACCTGCGTCTGTGCGGTGTTCTGCTTTTACGGTGTATGTGCCTGCGGGCAGCGTGCCGCTGCGGAATACATGACCAACTACGCCAAAATCTAACGTAGTTGACATTTTTCTAGCTATTTCCGGGCTATCGACCCCGTTTATGTCAATAACCCAATAACCTGTGGCTCCCGCACTGGTAGTGCTGCAATCCAACGACATAAACGCGACAATGTTAGCATCGTTGAGAAGCGTGACAGTCGTGCTGGCACCATCAATATCTTCCAACGTAGCTGATGTGGTTGTGTCGGAAGAAACAAATACTTTGCCCGAATTGATCTGCTGTGGAGGATCTAGCGTCTGAATAAGTGATACTGCAAACGTGTTTATTTGCAGGTTTGCTTGCGCCAGTAAAATTTCGGCGTTTATTGTGCTTGTTGGAGCAAATGTATTTATCGCCAGATCACTAGCGACAAGCGCAATTGGATGATTATCGGTTGCAGTAGCTGTTACAGCAGAGCTCGTGATTTGAAGATCAGCTGCAACCAGAGAAATCGTCTGATTTGCCGTGGCCGAAACGGTCGGCGCGGAGCTGCTAATCTGAAGGTCAGCCTGAACGAGAGCGATCTGATGATTTGCTGTCGCTGCAACGGTAGGAGCAAAGCTGGTAATCTGTAGATCGGCTTGCGCCAGGCTGACCGTCACATTAGCAGTAGCGCTCACAGTTGGAGCGTAAGAATTGAACGCCAAGTCCGCTTGGAACAGATTGACGAAGTGATACTCCGTCACGCTGACTGTCGGCACAGACGGCGATATTTCCAGATTGGCCTGGAGTAGATTTATTTCGTTGTTGGAAGAGACAGTGACTGTCGGCGCATAAGTATTGATCTGAAGATTTGCCAGTACAAGCTGAAGTGCAAATACCCAGCCAGTATTATTCCCTCCATCCACGTTTCCATCGTGAGTGTAGGCGAGGAATTGAGCGCCGCCAGAGGCACTAGACCAACTGATCGTTGTGTCCGTTAAACTGTTTACATCAGCCGTATCACTCAGGAAATGCGATGCCGCACTATCGCTTGTTAGCGTGTGGCCTGTAGAAGTTGTGTTCTTAATCTCACCGAGATTAAAAGTTTCGCCAGCCTTGAAATGAACCGTTCTGCTTGCATCTGTTTTTGCAATATCAAGAGAATTGATCGTTGCGCCATCGCCGCGAAGTAAGAGAACCGCACCAGCCCCGCTTGTCGAGTTCCAGATATTATTCCAAGTGAAACCTGCGCCGCCAACATAAAACGTATATGTGCTTGCACCTGTCGCAGTTATATCAACGGTTGAGTTCGTCGCAATTAAAGTTGCGTTTGTCGTTGTCGCTAAATTCATCACCGTTGAAGCGGTGCTTGCTGGCAACGTCACAACGCTATTTTCAATGTCAAGCGTTCTTGTGTTTGAACCGCTCCAAGCAATGTAATCCGTTGTTACACTATAGCCCGCACTGTCAAATGTCCCTTGCGTAAGTGTTAGATGGCGAATGCTTGTATCTAAGGCCCCGGCAAGAACAAAATTTGTTCCGCTTGTGATGGTTATATGCTGCGGAATTGAAACTCCGTTTGTCGTTAGTGTCTGAGTCCCGCCGCCGCTAAATGTCCATACTGACGAACCGGAACTCACGCTCATTCCTGATGAGATTGTTACATCGCCAGTGAATTCTTTATCACCAGAAACAAGTGATCCAGCATAGCCTGTGAAATCCAAATCACGGCACAGCAAAGCGTTTGCAGAAAAAGTAAACGATCCCGTTCCTGCGGAAACATTTATGTCGTTAAAAGTTAATTGTGGCGATGCGTCTAAGCTCATTGTGCGAGCCGAGGTGCTGGCATTTGAAAAATCTATCGTGGAACTTTCTGCATCAAACGTAAGGTTAGAACTATCTGATGTATTCCAAACTGTGCTGGTACCAGTTAGCGTCCAAACGCCGTTGCCCATAAGCACCGACCGTGTAGTAGCGTATGATGAATTAAATCTACCTCCGGTTACACTAAAATCATTAGCATCAAAACCGCCAGAAAGAACGCCAAAGCCGGTGGCAGCGGTCGCAAACGCATCCTGAAGCTGAATAGTCGATCCTGTCGCACCTGCAAAAGTTACGCCGTTACTTGCTACGCCACACCAGTCTTTGCCGTTGCTGGTGACCTCCATAATCCCAGCCTGCGGTCTAAAAGCAACATTGTATGATATTCCAGATACCGTCATAGACGACGATAGGCGCGCAACATTACCGTAAATATCTAAGCTCGCCTGCGCGACACCGCCATACGCAAGCGTGCCAGTAAATCCATTGCAGTCGAAATCTTTACAAAGGGCCGTGTAGCCTGGATTGATTGTTACTGTGCCTGACCCGCTATTTGCATCAAAGAAAACATCATCGCTTGTTGTTGGGACCGGAGCGCCGCCAGTGCCTCCACTTATGTACGCCCATTTCGTTCCGGCAGTTGCACTCCAAAGATCGGTTCCGCCGACCCAATATCTTTCAAATGTCTCGACTACAATGGTCGGAGCGTAGCTATTTATTTGGAGATCGGAGGCGATCAGTGAGATTGAACGATTATCGCTCACCGATACGGTTGGAGCGGAACTGGTGATCTGGAGATTGCTTGCGACAAGCGTAATCTCAGTTTGACCAGCAACAACAGTCGGAGCGGACGAACTGATTTCCAACTGCCCCGTAGACTGCAGCGGTCCAAACAACCAACCGCTATTACCTCCAGCGTCAGTATTACCTTCATGCGTGTACGCTGTGAAAGTTGCTCCACCAGTTGCGGTCGACTGCTTTACTGTCGTGCCAGTGACAGAGTTGGTTCCAGTCGTGTCAGATATTGTGTGCGGACTGGCCGCATCACTCTTCGAGCGGATAGTGTGACCAGTGCCGGTAGTTTGGATGAGATTGGCTATTGATTGAGTAGACCCAACCTCAAACTCTGTAATCGTGCCGCTACTGCTCTTGGCGATGTCGAGAGTGTCGATAGTGTTGCTGTCATTTATGACAACAGTATCGCCAGTGCCTCTGGCGTTTTCTATGGTGTAGTATGTCAGGCCACCGCCGCTAAAACTCTGATAGGCGGTGCCAGCGGTGCCACCAACATTGGCAAAGCTGATTGTAGAAGTTCCAGCATTAAGCGTCAGACCAGAAGCATTTACAGTCCACGATTGTATAGTTGTAGTGGACGATGCTCTGGTAAGACTGACGACAGAGTCGTTCAGAGTAATTGCGCGAGTAGATGATCCAAGAGCAGTGACTTGCCCGACAGAGACACTGAAGCCGCCTGTGTCGAAAGTCCCTTCCAGTACGGTGACAACGCTTCCTCCGGTAGAAAATGCAGAGAAAGCATCAGCTAGAGTCAGCGACCCTGCTGGAGCTTCAATTCGAAGCCCAGGACCAGATATTCCATTCGAGGTGCAGGTGGAGGCTGTTGAGGCTAGATAAGTGAAGCGACCAGTAGTTACGCTAAAGGTTGCTCCCGCGCCCAGTATGATGTCGCCATAAACCGAAACTGCATTTGAGCTGAAAGTAAAAGTTCCACCAAAGTTGGTAGAGTCGAAAATCTTACACTCAGCTCCAGAGGCACCTATGGTGACTGTGCCGGTTCCAGAATTGGCGTCAAATACTGCATCGAGCGTAGAGCTTGGAATAGAAGCTCCCCCGGTGCCGCCACTAGTCGTGGCCCACTTGGTTCCAGCCGTTGCGTTCCAAGTGTCGGTTCCGCCGACCCAGTACCGCTTCCCGGTATCTACGAGAATAGTAGGTGCAGAACTCGTAATCTGCAGATCGCGTGCGACAAGAGAAACGTTGATATTGGCTGTAGCCGTTACAGTTGGCGCGAAGCTGTTGATTTGCAGCTCGCTCGCAATGAGGCTTATTGGGTGGTTCGCTGTCGTCGCGACTGTCGGGGCACTGCTCGTAACCTGGAGATCGCCCTGCACAAGTGCAATCGACGCATTTGCCGTGACCGAAACAGTAGGTGCACTGCTTGTAACCTGCAGATCGCTCGCGACGAAGGAGACTGCCTTATTGTCAGTTACGGCGACAGTTGGAGCGGAGCTATTGACTTGAAGATCGGCTTGCCCCGGCGTTGCTGACGCATTGGTAGTGCGAGTGACTGTCGGCGCGGAGCTAGTAACCTGCAAGTCGCCCTGAACAAGAGTTACTTCAAGTGCTGCTTGGTTGTAATCGAGAGTGACCCACATATGGTCGATTTCGACCGTAGCGGTATCCGGCATACCGCCGCCCTCTTGCACTGTGCAGCGGAGGCGGTAGCCGTCAATTGTTGAAGCGTTATCAGTGCGTGTAAATGCGCTACTGTCATATTGCGCATCTGTTGCGCCAAGAACACTAGTTGTAAAACTTTCAAGCGGCGTGCCTACACTATTCGTAAGTTCGACGAGGATTGTCTTGTCACGATTTATTGTGCCTTGGCGTCGTGCGGAAACATGCAAAGTAACAGTGTTGAGCGATCCAAAGTCACCCGGCGAATTATCAAGTTCGGCAGTAATAAGTTCGCCAACAGTCCCGTCTGTAGCGCGAGCGTCATTGTCCGACGAGAGGTTCGCAACAGTTGCCCCAGTCCAGCCAGTCGAACTGAGGATTGATGAGACTTCAAGATCAAGCGTCGCCATATGCTTTGTCCCATATAGCAAAGTAATCTTCGTCGCTCAAAAGCGAACCAAACTTCTTTACCCCGTAACCGAGAGGATCGTATTCATCGACTCCTGTGTAGAATTGTTTGTCGCGGCGAGCGCAACTAACCCAACCAGTTTCAAAGCGATCAGGGTAAGGCGGCTCTGGCCAGGGAGCTTCAATAACTACCACTTGGACACCATCATCGGGCGCAGCTATCCACTCTTCTAGAGTGGTGCCCTCGAAGACGCTATCGTGATAATATATTTTCCACTTCAGCCGCATAAGCATAACTCAGAGCGTTATAGGGAATCAGCTTTTGCTTGCGCCGCATCGCGCAAAGCTGTGATCCGCGTAATCACACTATTCAAAGCGGTAACGCGCCCAAGCCATTTGTTCTTTGGGAACGGGAAGGCCTGATCGGCTTCATTCACCGTTACATCGAGTTCATCTGCTTTTTGATCCAAGTCTGTATCAAGAGCATTGATAGCAGCGTCCCAATCATCTTCTGTGCGAACGTAGTTCGACGCCGCCGCAACCGCTGCTTTCCAATTTGTGTGCCTCGAAATCGCCGCGTTATCAACGTCAGTGTCATTCGTCACAGCCCATTCCGCTGCGGTATAGTGAATGGCGTCTTTATAGCGGTTGCTTCCATCGTCGTCGGTCACAGTCACATCGACGCGAGCGTTCCCGTTTCCCGCTACCCAAACTAACTTACTCTGAACAATTGCCATAAGACTCCCCTTTCAAAATGTAACCAAAACCCCAAACAACCTCTATTGTTAAACCGAGATGTTTGACCTTTTCCGCAACTCTACACTTGTAAACTTTTAAGATTTCTCGGTAAGGCTGTTGGTCGGAATGGCGATCAAAGTAGATACACGAAAAAATCTTATCGTACTCAACGACTTTGTTTTGATGCATCAACAAAATATGAAAGAACCTGGACTCATTCTTCGTCAAGCCAAGATCATGGTAAGAGAACCCAGGTTTCTCATAAGCAGCAACAAGCTCTTCAAGAGCAGCCAGCTCACCCTCAACAAGAGAGCCACACTTGACTCTCATGCGATCAATAATGTTGAGAGCGGGAGACTGCGCCTGAATCATGTTGCAGCCCGATCATCCACATACACCGACCCAGCTGTGCCATCACAATCAACGATTACTTCGTAAGCTCCATCTTCCGTTACTGTGGCTCCAGCTCCGCTGAGCTGTTCCCAGGTATCAGTCCCTACCGTCATGGTGTCTAGGACTGTGTCGCTGGTAATACCTAGGCTGTCCTGGCGGCGGACGATTAATCGTGGCTGGTTGCCATTATACGATGCGCTCTTCCTCACATAGACAGAGATCGTCCTAGAGCTTGCATCGTCAACTGGGATGTACCACGGATCACCTTCCAGCTTGTCAGACGCACTGGACGGCTGCATTTCCACACTTGGCGCAGCAGTGTTGAAAACTGAGGCATTGCGCAGAATGGTGCCAAATTTGTAGTAAGCGCGGTGATCGTCTTTGGTCTGATTGTAGCGCTGGAAGCGCACCCATCCGAGCTTGCTGCCAGTGGACAAGCCGCTGACGACTGTGCTGGCCCCGACTTGGCAGTAGTCTGCCATAATCTGGAATGTGCCGTAGCCCCAAGTACCTCCAACATTGTGGAAGTCGGCTGTGCTGTGCGCGACGTACAAGCCGGTAGCGACTGAGAAGTCGCAGTCATACAGACGAATCGAGCTGACTCCGTCAGCATCATGGTAGAAGCCGTACGGCTGAGCCTGCTCCGACGTTCCAGCTAAGATGCAGGAGATCAGGACCAAGTCATATGATGTAGCCTGAAAGTCGATGCCCCCAACAGCATTTCCAGCCAATATGCTGTTCTGCAAAGTAATCCCATGATGGCCCGCGTTTATCTGAATCCCTCCCAGCACATTGTGCCAGGCTTGAAGCCCATCAAAGACACTGCCGTCCTTGAAGGCATCGCTCGCGCTGTTTCCGAACTCAAAACCACTACCATTGTTGGAGTGACAAACATTGTCAGCGAACTGTGTGGAGTCGAAAAGAACATCATCGGTGAAGCCGAACTCAATGCCATTGTCGCTAAGACCCGCGACATGGTTGCGAGCGCAGATGCCTTCCGAGTCAGCCACGACTATCCCTTTGTGATTGGTAGTCTGGGACCCTACGAGAAGATTGTCAGAGATCGACCAATCTGTTCCACTAGTCGCTCCAACCATTGATATGAAGTAGCCACTGCCGGCGTTATAATTGGCGAACACACAGTTGCGAACGTAGACGTTGTTGAAGCTGCTTCCGACTATTGCCACCACATCGTCTTCGACATCATGGATTGAGCAGTAATCGAGAGAGAAGCCGCCGGTCGTCGTAGTGACATAGAATGCTGCTTCTGTGCTGCTGTTACCCATGTACTCGAATTCGGTCCAATCAGCATCGAATGTGGCCAGCTGCCCTACAAGTATATTGGTCATCCCGGCAGCCAGATCGCCACCAAACTTCACGTTACGAGTGAGATTGCCGACCGCTCCGATGAAGGGTGCTGTCGCTCCAAGATGTGCGACAGTATCCGACGCTGTCAGAGTGATCGAAGTCCCCGAGGCGTCTCCGTTCAGCGTGGTCTGATGCTCGTCTGTGTAAGTGGGGCCGGTCGGGGTGATGATGATGGTGTCGCCGGAAAGCCAGCCGGTGCTGTTTGCCGTGACCAGGGCAGTCGAACTGGCGGCAAGAGTGGCACCGAGTAAATCCCAGCTGTAATTTTGTCCGCTGCTCCGAGATTGGCCTTGCAGGTTGAGTGTCCCGCCGTCGCAAAGCGTAAGGCCGAACTCTGCATCTACATCGCAAGCGATCTGGAGCCAGGCAGTGCTGTCGCGCGGCATGGGAGTGCCAGTCGTGCCGACATTGATCGTTCCGCCGTTGGCGATCCTGATATAGCCGTCGATGAGAAGGCGATAGTTGGTCGCCGCTGTCGTACCGTATGTGAGTGTTCCGTTGTCCCCGACAAAGAGGGCCGCGATGTAAGCGGTCGTGCTGGCGCTGCCGTACTGTGTCGTTGCGGTCGAGTCCATCGTGACCGTTCTGGCCGTCACGGACGCTGCGCTGTCACGTTCTCCGACGATTATCATATCGTCGCCAGCAGCCGGGGCTCCTGTGGTCGTGGTCCGCAAGTATCTGGACCAGTTTCCAGCGGTAGCGTTCCTGTATAGCGTTAATTCGGCGTTTACCGAACACTTCGCGCTGATCGTGTATTCCGTCGCTGCGGAAAGTGAAACGGGAGTTCCGAATACAAAGAAAACCCAACCAGTGCTGTCGTCTGTTTCTGGCGAACTGGTGCTGGATGAGGATACGCAATCCGCGATGTCGGAGACATTTATGGTGACTTCAGTCCCCGACACCAGAGACCCAGCCTGAGCTATGCGAACACTGACTGTCCCGCTCGGTGAATTGGACCTAGCGGCAACCTTGATGCCGATCCCATCCACAGTTATAGCCCCAGGCGTAAATCCTGCGGACTCGACGTAAGATGTCGTAAGACTGGTATTGTTGGCTTGGGAGTCCAGATACGACGTAGCATCCACTAGCCCCCAAGTAGAGGCCGATGTGAGATTTCCATTTGCTATCGCTGCTCTGACGGCCATGCCAATATCTCAATCATTGCAAAGAGTCGGCCTCCGCCGAGGCCGACTACTTTCCTACGGATAGACTGTTAGACCTGATTAAGCTCAAACACACCCCCTATCGGAAAAGTCAGGGTCAAAGTGTTGCCGTCAGTGACGCTGAACGAGGCCGTAGACAGGTCTGCTTTGCAAAGCAGCACATTAGCGCCATCTTTGCCACTCGCGCCAGTCCGGGCGACGATCACTGCCGTGCGGATCAGGTTCCAGTCGCCGCCGGAGGCGGTCAGGATCATGTCAGAAGCATCGAAACGCCGCTCGCGACCAGAGACGCCAGTTACCCAAGTCGTAACCATTTGCCTGCCCGACTGGGAATAATTGCTGCCGCTCGCAAGCTGCGAAGACAACTCGGACAAAGCCGACTGTGTCAGAGTCCCGGCGTCGTTGCCGGAGATGAAAAGGTGAAGGTCGAAAACAGTCGTGTCGAGATCAAGGGTGCCGTCCATGAGATACTCGATCGACATGTCATACAATTGCCATGCTGATGCAGCCATTTTACTACTCCTTAGTTTTGGCTAGATTTGCTCCGGTCTGAAGCATGTGCTTCAGTAGTCCATCGCCGTGAATAGACAAGAAGAACTTGTCTCCCATTTGGCGCACAAGGTTGAAGAACGACGTAGCTTGCGCCGCTTGCCACGCAGAACAGTGAAATTTACGTCCAGAACACCAGAAGTCGCCAGAGCCTTCATTGTCATTCAAAGACTGCGGATAGGCGTGATGATAACTGCCGTCTGGCGGATAACAAGAGTCCATGCCGAAAAGGTGCTGGAACTGAAATCCTAGCACCCGAAGTAACAAAATGGACACTACGCCGACGCAACTAGCGCTGTGCACTTTTGTCCACCGGCCAAGATAGTAGTCGTCCAGTATTTGACGCTCAATGTCGCTATCTTCAGTCGTAGCGTGGTAAATGGTAACATTGCGGCCCTCGAGCTTGTCGAAAACCGCTGGATGACACTGAGATGCAATGAAGTACTTGCAGTTCGAAATTGGCGTTTCTACAAACTGTACGTTGTCCATTCGCGCATCGAGCATAACTTGCATGGATGGCTTGAGGTTGCGTTCCATAAGCCACGAGGCTGCGCCATTCAGCGCAACAAAAGGAGTACCTTGCTGGTACAACGCTACCAGCTCTGCGTAAACTTTCGGGTCATTGAGCGACCAGCCGCCGCCTACAATGGCGACTTTTTGGACGTTCGGATTGTGCGGCCTCGCTTGCGGGAGATGTCTCTGAATGTTGCGAGTGATGTGGTCAATAATGACCTCTCTCTCGACATTGACAGTCATGACAGAATTATCCCACTTCTGAGTCCCTTCTGGAATTTCGGCTGCATCAGTCATGCGGCACCCCCCTCGTCAGTAGAAACACACCTTCGCCCAACAAGTCGCGGGCTTCGATCAGAGTCCCTACTTCAGTAAGTGTATCTCTCCACCAGACAAACGGCTCCACGGTTAGGTGAAGCGGCTCTCCGACCATGTGGCCGAAAAAGTCATCGGTGAAAGAGATAGAGAGGAACAATTTGCTGCATTTGCTGAGCATGTTGCTCAGAGCCAATGCGGTAAACTGCTTGGGCAGGTGTTCCATGACATCGCAGCAATACCCAAAACGATGAACCCCGGCCAGCGGCAAAGTGCGCCACAAACAGCCGGTCAAAAGTGGAATATCGCTGTGCTGCCAGTCGGCATCGACTAAGTCTACCGATGTAACGGATAGACCACGATCTTTCAGCTTTCTGGATGCTGCACCAGCACCGGCACCAAAATCTACAACGGAGTCTCCCGGCTTCGCATTAGTCATGGACATAAACAGATCAACAAAAGACTCGCCAGGGGAAAACTGTCGGTATCCCGACAGCGCCCAGGCGT